CACGCCACTGCTTTAGATTATTTAATTAATGAATATAATTGGGAAACTAATAATATTATTTCAAATAAACCACAACAATTATCTTTATTTGGCGCTACGGAAGAAGAACTTAAAGTAATAGAATGGCAAAGAATTAACTGTAAAGGACAATAAATGAACTGCATAAACACAAGCTCAAACGAGTATAAAAAGTTATTAGAACAATCAAAATTAAACCCATTAATCCTGAAGGCTAGAATTTCTATCTTTCAGGATAAAAATGGTTTAGAATCTTATCCTAAATTAGAAGATATTGTTAAATCAGATATAGTAGATGGTTTAGATATAAAAAATAAAAAATATCGAGAAATTGTTATAGGTTTACAAAACGGTACTGTTGACACGGTTTCTCAAGAATTTACAGATTATATTTTTAATAATACTTCTTCGTCAATAAAAGATTTATTAAGTAATGAAAATATATCTAATGATTTATTTAATGAGAAATTTAATGAAGAGTTAAATAAAGAAAATTATTCAAACTGGTTTAAAGAACTTATTTCAAAAATAATTGCGTTTTTTAATAAAGACATTACAACTAAAATTTATAAGTCTGTAAAGAATAATTATGACAAAGGATTTTTTGAAGATGAAACATCAATGTTAATTTACGGAATTAATTCTAGTCAAAAAAGTAAAATTCCTTTTATAAATGAAATGTTATATAGAAGTATAGCACCTGCAAACTACAATGTAAAACGAATTGCTAAAAAAGGAATAGTTTCTTTATTTATAGGTCGAGATTATAAAGATTTTATAAACACTATTTCAGAATGGAGGAATCAAGACATAATCAAAAATATTGAAATTGAAAATAAAAGAATTCCAAAATGGGCAATTGAAATTACAGAAGATCAATATAATAAAAGAGAAGATGCTTGGAAATTATCAAATGGTTTATCTCAAAAACACAATTCTTTTAAATATATAGGAAAAGGTTATTTAGATGAAGATTACAATTTAATTGAAAGTGATTTAGGTGAAAACATTTATGGATTTGTAAATCCTGAATTTGAATCTAAAGATATTTCTCGTAAATTAGGTATTGATAAATCAAACGCAGTTATGGGAAAATATGCAATAAAAGTAGGAAATGATGAAGTTGGTTATTACACACAATATAATGATAGATGGGATTTAGATATTAATACAGTTGGTTTAAAACAAGGAATAAATTTAACACAAAAACCTTTTATCGTAACAGGTAAAATTTATCACGCTACAACATTTGACGAATTAGGTAATCCCGAAAATTATTATACACAAAATATTGATAATATTGATATTAAAAATTATAACGAATTATTATCTTCATTTAATACAATTGAATTACTTGAAAACAATAATGAAGAAATTGAAAATTTAAAACCTTGTCCATTTAGATGAAAAAAAATTGCACAATACAAGATATAGAAAATAGAGCTTTAGAAAGTTTTTTAAAATTAAATTTTTCCAATAGAACATCTAAAACTTTTAATGAAAAAGGTGAAATGATTTTTGATTATTCGATAAGTCAAAAATATAAAACAGAAAATCAAGCAATTAAAGTTGCAAAATTAATTAGTAAAAAAATAGAACCTGAAATTGAAGAATGGGTTATAGAAAATAAATTTGAAAATTTTAAAAAAGGATGGTTAGATATTAGATTTAAAACTAATAAAGTTGTTTTAAAATTTAAACTTAATTCTCAATTAAAAGCATATTATACTGCACAAATTGAAAAAGAAAATAACTTTTTAAAAGATAACAATACCACATTTCAAAAAAAAATAGATTTCAACGATCTTATAGGGTCTAAAAAAAATGAAGTAAAAGACGGAGTTGTTGAATTGTTTCAAGAAAGTTCTGAATTATCTAAAATAGGTTCAGAACAACAATACTCTCAATATTTAGATACTATATTTCCTAATAGTGAATTAAAAGATATTGTTTATCATGGAGGAAATGATGGAATAGAAAGTTTTGATAAAGAAAGGCTTGGCGAAAAAACATTTGCGAATAGCGCTAAATTAGGTTTTTTCTTTTCAGACAATAAAGATGTATCATTAACTTATATACAAAAAAGTTTTTTAGTAGAAATAGGAAAACTGAAAGAACTTACAGATGAATGGCAAACAGCTATTGACAAGGCGCAAGAAGCATACGACAAACAATCTTCTAATACAGATTTTCTTTATGATGAAGCACAAAAACTGCTTAATAAAATCCTAGATTTTTTCAATAAATTATTAAACCGCGAGTATTTAACTTTAGATGATAAATATAAGAAAGCTGTTGAAGAATCATATAAATTATATAATGAATTAAAAGGTAAACGAGATGTAGCACAACCAATACTTGAAATTTGGAATACTAAGTATTTCTTTGATAATTATAAAATAGAAAAAAAAACTCAAGAGAATAAAAAATTATATTCAGTAAAATTAAATATAAAAAACCCTCTAAAATCAGACTTTGAAAAAGACCAAACAGATAGTGGTAGATATTATTCAGGAACAGTACAAGAGGCTTTAGATAAAAATAATGATTCAGCTATATTATCGAATGTAGTTGATGTAGGAGCTATATTATTTGACCAAAAAATATACGATGAAGTTGAAAACAAACGTATAAGATATTCAGCAAAAGATATTAAGTACGAAGATTTCTATAAAGGTACTGATTATGTAGTTTTTGAACCTGAACAAATCCATATTTTAGGTTCTAAAAAAGACATAGAAGGATTTAAAAAATATGTTAATAAAAATAAAGTAAAATCTAAAAATAATGAAGTTACTGATGAAGTTGAAGATTTTTCTAAAGTAAATAATAAAATTTTATTTAATGATAAAAAAGGTGAAATTACAGTTGATGAAGTTTTAGATAATATTATTAATAATTTTAATGATTTATCCCTAATAGGTAAAGAATTAATAACAAAAGCTAAAAATTTAAAAAATAAAACAGGAGCTAAAATTAAATTTGTTAAGGAATCTGAATTAAAAGCTGAAAACACTATAATGCAAATTGATGCTAAAACTAATACTATTGAAATTAATAAAGATAGATTAGCTAAAGTTAATAGTAAAATTGCAGTTGAATCATTTCTTCACGAACTAGGTCACGCTCAATCATTACAAGCTTTAATAAATCCTGTCACATTTGAAGAAAAACAGTTTGCTGAGTTAATTAACAAAATGTTTAAATGGTATGGTGATTTATCAAATGGTAGTGAATCTTATGGTTTTACAAATAAAGCTGAATTTGTTTCAGAATTATATACAAATAAAGTATTTCAAGACGAAATAAGAGCTTTAGATGTAGAAGAAAACACTTCATATTGGAAACAATTTATCGACGCTGTAAGACGCTTATTTGGATTAGCTAAAAGTAAACAATCTGATTTACTAATTGAACAAATTATAACATTTGTTGAAAGTGATAGAATAAATTATACTGGTATTGGTAATCGTAGAATTGTATTTGAAAAAAGAATTGAAGATGATTCACAATATAGTAGTTTAGAATCTAAATTAGATAACTTTAATGTTGCTGCTAAAAAAGCAATGATTACTATTCAGGAAAAAACTGTTAGATCTAATAGAAAAAAACCTACTGAAGCTAAAGAAGATCGTATTAGAGAAAATAAAGAGTTATTAGATACTTTAGATAAATATAATAAAGTTCAAAAGTGGAAAGCTGTAATAGGTTATACACAATCTTTTAATAATACAATCAATCACGTTGAAAAACTGTTAAATGAGTTATCAAGTACTAAAAATATTTATGAAGATAAGTTAGATTTAACTATTAAACGTTATAAAGATTATCTGTCAGCATATGATTTACTTCCTCAAATTAAAGAGTTAATGAGTCAAGCTGATTTGAAATTATTTGAACTAACTGAAGAAGAATTAGAAGATTATAAACAATTAAAAGATTTTTTAGTTAAAGCTAAAGAAAAACACGACGCTATTGAAAGTAAGTTTTTAGCAATTAGTAAAGCTCAAGTAATGCAAGATTTTAGCAATCCTTTATACAACACTGAAGTTGAAACTAAACAACGTGATTTTTTAACTAAAGAATATAATAATTTATCTGATAAAGGCGGTTTAACAGTAGATCAATACATATCTAAAATGTTATTAACTAGAGATAAGGATGATTATGAAGCAGATTTAAAATCTTCTGCTGAAAAGATTCTTAATGACCCTTCACAAGATATTAGTTGGTTTTCTGCTAAAGCTGAAGATAATTTGAATACTAAAAGTAAATTTATTCAAGTTGTTAGTCAAATATTAATTGAATCTTTTGACAAAGTTAAATCTTTAACAGTTAATAAAGTTCATAAAATGGCTAAAACTTTTGAGAAATTTATTAAAGAAAAAGGTAATGTTAAACTATCAGAACTTAATAAAAACTTAATTGAAAAAGATTCTGAAGGTAATGTTTATTTAAGAGGTGATTATAAATTAGCATTTAAAGAAGCTTTTGATAATGAATTAAGACCTGTTTTAAAAGCTCGTCAAGAATATATTGAAGAATCTGTAATGTTAGGACTTGATGAAAATGATTATTTAAATAGTAAAAAGTTTAAAGAATTCAATTATCAAATTAGTCAATGGTATAAAACACACACAACTAAAGATGCTAATCGTAAGACAATACCTAAAACTAAATATTTAAATAAACCATTAACTGGTACTGAAAAAGAAATTTTAGATAGTTATATTCAAATAAATGATAATAATGATGAAATTGAAGGGTTTCAATCTTTAGTAACTGATATTATTGGTGCTAAATTTTATAAATTACCATCTCAAAGTAAATCTGATTTAGAAAGAGCTCTGGAGTTAGATATTAAAGGTATAACCAAAGATAAATGGAATGATTTAACTAAAGTTAGAACTGATGATATTGGTTTACAAACTGGTAATGAAAATAAGAATAGTCAAGGTGAAATTATAATGCGTGTTAAAACTCATTATAGAGGTAAAATTGAAGCTAATGAACAATCTTTAGATTTAGAAACGATGTTTAGAAATGAATATTGGAATGGTCAAAATTTTAAAGAAAAGTCTAGACTTGAACCTAAGTTATTAATGATTACAGATATTGCCAAAGAAAAAGAGTATTATACTGGTAAAAATAAAGATGTTGTTCCAGGTTTAAGTAACACTTACAATAGATTAGTTGGTATTATGGAACGTAATGTTTATGATATTATGAGTAAACACGGTGGTAACTGGGGTCAAGTTGATATTAATAAAGTTACAAATGCTTTAAATGGATATGCTGCAGGTTTAGCAATGACTCTAAATAAAGCTGCAAGTTTAACAAACGTTACTGGTGGTTTAACAGATATTTTCATAGAAGCTGTTGGTGGACATAGATTTAATGTTGCAACTTTTGCTAAAGCTGAAGTTAAATACACTAAAGAATTACCAAATATACTTTTAGATACTACTAAATCAGTTAAAACTTCATATTTTAATCAACTTTTAGATATGTTTGATGTAATGGGAGGTCTTGGTCAAAATGAACAAGAAGCGTTGCGTAATAACATAGCTAGAAAATTTGGAACCACTAAATCTAGTAATATCTTAAATGATATGGGTGAGCACGCAATGCATTCAATACTTACACAATCTATATTAGATGGTATTAAAGCAATGGATGTAAACAATAATTATTTAGATAAAGATGGTAATGTTACTACAGAAGATAAAGGTGCATCGTTAGCAGATATGTTGTATTTTGACAGTGATGGTGTATTGAAAATGAATGACAAAGTTGCTTATTCAAAAGCTAATTTAACTGTTAAATATAATGACGGTGGTAAATCTCAAATTAATTCCTTAATTAAACACAATATATTTAATTTATTTGGAGTTTATGATATTAAATATCAAAGTGAATTTTCTAAAACAGTAGCTGGTAAATTGGTAATGTTATTTAAAAAATTCTTTTTAAGTAAAGCTGCTTATAGATTTACAGGATTTACAACTTCTTATAAAAAGAAAGAGAATTTAACAGAAGATGATAGATTTTATAATTCTGCAGAAAAAGAATATATTGAAGGTACTTATACTACATTAGTTAGATTTTTAAGAGAAACAGGTGTTCCTAGTTTACAATCATTACAAACAATGTATATGAATTGGAAAAATCTTAGTGAATATGAAAAATCTAATCTTAAAAAAGCAACTATGGAAATAATGTTAACATCTGTTATATTACCATCATTAGGCTTATTAATGGCTGGTATGGATGATGACGATGATGACAATAATTTACTATGGTTTTTTATATATGTAAACAGACGTTTAACTAGAGAACTTGCTCAATTTAGAAACCCTATTGAAGCTGCTAAAATGATTCAAAATCCAGTTGCAGGTATTAGATTTATTCAAAATGGACTTAATTTTATATATGATGTTACAACACCAATTAATTTTGTTCCAGGTAAAGGTGAATCTATATTTGGATATTTAGATGAAAACTCTAAAGGTCAAAATAAAATGTGGAATCACGCAAGTAAACTTGTTCCAATTGTACCACAATTAGGAATTGATTATCAACAAAGATATGGTTTAGAATTTAAATAATTTAAAGGGTCTAAAAAAATAAAGCCACATATAACCGTAAAGGTCGTATGTGGCTTTTTGTGTTTAATTATGTTGTATACAATGAGGATTACTACAAGTTTTTGGATGTTGATTGCAAATACTCTACATCTTCTCTATCTGTACATTGATCTTTTCTTTTCATATTTCAAATATATTACCATTACTACTTAATTTTCCAAATTTATCATCTGTAACTACTGAACCATTACTAAAAATAGTATCATAACCAGATAATTTTACAGTTCCTGCATTTATAATATCTTCATTTGAATGGATGTGCCCAAAACAAACTAACTTTGGTTTAACTCTATTTAACATATGATTTCTAAGGCTTTTACAGCCACAAAATTCTAATTTACCATCTCTATTATAAGAAAAGTCTAATATTCCTTTAGGAGGTCCGTGAGATACCACTACGTCTATCCAATCAGGAATAGATGAATATAATTTATCCATTTTATTTCTATCTTTCATAAACCACCAATTTCCAAAATTTGGAGTAATTGGACTTCCCCATATTGATATACCATCAACAAGTGTCCAATCATTTTCTAAATATATAATATTATAATGTTCACATAACTTTATAAAATCTTTTTTGTGAGTAGCTGGATATGCGTCGTGGTTTCCAGCTACTAATACTTTATATTTTGGTTTTTGAATAGAATACCATCTTAAAAAATCTAATGTTTCAGGTTCATTTAAATAAAAATCTTTTTTATTACTAAAATCTCCTGAATGAATTATAATATCTATATTTTCTGGAATTGTTAGTAAACTATGATAACCGTGAGTATCAGATATGTGAAGAATTTTTTTAGGTTTAACTTTTTTTTTAAATATATTAAAATATATTTTTTTTATAAAATTAATCATCATCCTCTTCCTTTTTCTTCTGGATATAATAAAGTAGCAAAATCACTTTGCCAATATTCTTTAGTATCTATATCCATAATTGTTAATTTTCCATACCATCCTGAACCTGAATCCAAATTCCAAAGATTACCATAATTTTCAGGTAAATGTGATTTGGTACTAGTATGACCTATATAAATTTCATTAAATTGCTCTAAAGCTTTAAATTTACCATTAGTTACATTTTTACCAAAAGCAGATTGTGCCCCCATTAATAAATTTCTATCCCAATGACATTCTTTAGCTATACTTCCAGCATTTACTGCAAGATTTGCTCCTTCAGGAAAACCATAAAAATAATCCCAACCAGCGTGTATAAATAATCTATTTTTATCATCAATATACCAATCTTTTTGATTAAACCAAAAATCTTTATGATCTTTATCTATAAATCTTTGAGTTTTTACATATGAATGTAACGTAGCTTTACCACCTTGTTCTGTCCATAATATTGGTTGAACTCCTGATTTTAACCAATCATATACCCACACATCGTGATTTCCTCTAATAGATATTAAATTTTTAATTTCTAAAAGTTTATCAACACATTCTGAAACTTCAGACCAACCATCTGCAACATCTCCTAATTGTATTAAAGTATCATTTTTATAATCAAAATTAGATTTTTCTAAACATTGTACTAATCCACGATAATTTCCATGTAGATCACCCATTATAAAAATTTTACCCATTTTGTTCAATTTTATTAATTATAGAAGTTTTTATAGATTGTAATTTTTCAATATATAAAACAGCATCCATTAATTCTTCTTTTAGATGTTGTAAAAAATCATCATTGTTATTTTCTTCTAATGTAGTTCTATATTTTTTAATACCAACTTCAGATCTTTTACTAAATTGATTAATTACGGATTCTACAATAAAATCTTTTCTAACTTCAAAATTTTTATCTATCATAATAATGTTTCTAATTTATCACTAATTCTTTTTTTAACTTCATCTTCAATATATAATTTAGAAGCTAAAATTTTAATATTTAAGATAACATCTCCACATTCTTCAATTAAATATGGTATTCTATCTTCACTATTAATAGGTTTAGTTACTTGTTTAAGTAATATTTCACCAAGCTCAAAAAGTTCTTCTGCTGTTTTTAAATAACAATATGATAAATCTTTTTCAGTAGCTACTAATTCTATTTTATCTTTTAAATTCATTTATTTTATATTATCTAAGTTATAACTGTTTAAAACTGAACTTTTATCTAATTCATACTCAAATGAATGACCTTCAATAATTAAATTTTCACTCGCCGATTTCAAAGCCTCTTTTACGTGCATTTTAGCAAAGTCAATCATTCCTTTAATATAGGCATTGTGTCCTATTACGGAATCAAAATAAACATCCTCTTCTTTTTTAGTAAGTTTATTATCCCCAAAATTCTGTTCTAATAAAAAATCTTTTGCTATTATCATAATTTATTTTATTAATTCTAACGGATAAGCATTATCAAAATACCCTATTCCAGCATTTGTAACAATTCCTTGTTTAACTAATACTTTATGATATTCTTTTTTAGCTGCTTCTACGTGTAATTTTGCAAATTCTATCATTGTTTGTTCAATATTTAACCAAACATTTCCATTAAATAAATTTTCAAATTCTGGAATTTTGTTGTCTAAAAATTCTTCTGCTGTTATCATATTATCTAAATTTTTTAATAAATCCATCAATTCCAAAGTTATGAATTAAACTAGGATTACCTTGATGTTCTAAATTATAACCTTTATAATCTGGATTAATGAATTTACTTTTATTATTTAAATACATTTCATAAAAATCAATACAAGGTTTTTTCATCATAGAGTCATCATTAATGAAAGGTTTGTTATTTTTAAGAATATCTATAATAGGTTTATTTTCTAAAGGTTCAATATTAAAATAACATCTAATTAATAAAGTATAAATACTAATTAATGGTGTTGATTTAACCCAAAATTTAGAACATTTAATAATTAAAGTTTCTTCATCTAATTCAATAAAAGTTTTAATTTTAATATTTAAATGATTTTCAATAGTATTTAAAAATAATTCTAAATTTTTATAATTATTAATTAATATATCTTGAAGTTTATCAAATTTATCATACTTATTACCACTTTTATAATGTAAAGTATTTACACCAAAATAAACAATGTTTTTATTATCGAAACAATTTAGTAATTTATGATTGTATCCATATATCTTACCTATTTCTTTCTTAGTAGATTCTACATAAGCAAAATCATTTAAATAATCTCTACAAGCTGTAAATGGTAAATAAGTTTCAAAATTACTACCTATTTTATTTAAGATAGTAAATCCTACACCATAATTTCTACCTTCATTAAGTTTATATCTTTTTTGTAATTCTTTAATTTTTTTCATTTATTTAATATTTTCTAAAGGGTAAACATTTAAAATTGAATCTTCATCAATTGGAACTCTTGTTGAATATTTATCAAAAATATTTTCCATATATCTACCAAATCCATATTTTAAAAATTCTTTTTTACTAGCATTTACGTGAAGTTTTGCAAATTCAATCATAATTTTACTATCATCAAATATATTTTGAGAATATTTAATTATTTTAAATTCTTCTGCTGTTGGTATTTTACTCATTTTTTTATATATTTTTATAACTTATCCTATTAGGATTAATTGATTTTAGACTATTTTCCAACCAATTAAGTTGAAATTGTTCTGTACTACAAAATATGTGAATAACAGATTCTTTATCTTCTTCAAATAATAAACTTCTACCACATCGTTGTTCTAATGTTTCAGAGTTAGAATTAATATCTGTAATCAATATAGTGTCTAGATCTTCATATGTCACTCCTATTCCACCTTTTTTAATAAGACATAAACTATTACTACGATGTTCTTGAAAATCCTTTAAAACGTCATTATTTTTACTTTTAGAATTAAACATTGGAATATTATAATTCATTCCAACTTTTTCATCTCCTGTAAATAATATAAATCTTTTATTGGGATTATTTTTAATCCATTGTTGAACATTTCTAATTAATGATTGACAACTATTTATCATTTTCATTCTAAATAAAGCTATCATCATTTTATTTTTTCCAAATGATTCATCAACTTTTTTAGACATTCTTTGACATTCTTTATAATCTGTTGAATACCATTTTTTTAATCCTCCAAATTGTACAGATTTAGTATTATCTAATTTAAATAAATGTACTTCAACTTTAAAATTATTAACAATACTATCTTTAATTGCATCATCTGTACTATAATTTACTATTTGTTGTAAACCTGTTGAAAACTTTAAATTTAATAAAGTATCTTCACTATATGTACCAGATGCTAATATAACTTTATCATTATTTTTAACAATTTTAGATACAATTGGTAATATATTATCTGGTGGTATAGTATGAGCTTCATCAAAAACTATGTAATCATATTTATTGTTTTCAACTTTTTTTAATGATTTAAAATTACAATATTCAATTTTAGGATAATATTCTAATTTTTCACATTCATCAATCCAACTATGCATTATATCAATTTGAGGTGTACTTACTAATATTTTAATATTTGGATTATTATCAGACATTTCTCTAATAGCACTAAGTAGAATACGGGTTTTTCCCGACCTAACAGAAGCTAATACAATTCCTCTAAATAAAGAATTTTTAATTTTATCAATTATTATTCTTTGAATTTCATTTTTAGTCACTAAGTTCTAATATTAAATTACCATTTTCTTTAATCTTTTTATTTTTAAAGTATTTACCAGTATGATTAAAATATAAAATATTTATTTTTTCTATAAATTCATCTGCTTCTTTTGAAGTTTTAAAATTTATAAAAGTAACTTGATATGTTTTTTCCATAATTTTTTATTTATTAAAATAAAGAGAGAAGTTAGGGAATCGAACCCTAATTCTCAGTTAGACTTGGCGTCTTACCATTCAGACTACGTCTCTCTATTATTAAAAGATACCTTACAGCTTCACTATTAGAATATATAGGATTTCTCACATATAAAGCTAATTTCGGGTCTACTCTATAGCCTACCGAGTTATCAGTTACGGGGCTTGTATAGATTCAGGGTTACTGAGGTATCTTAATTTGTGTTACTACTAACCCTTTTTCACACTTTGTTTATGCTTTTATATTATTTAATAGTTTCTTTATCAAAACTTTTGATTCTTCCATATCAAATTTTGTAATATGATTAGTATAGATTAGAGTATTAGTATCTGGACATAGATAAAATCTATCTTTAGAATTCAAAGTACTAACCAATCTCATTTCTCTACCTGTATAAGGACTTTTCATATTAAATTTCACATCCGTTTGGACCTCCACAAGCTATATTATCTCCAAATGCGGTATTATCTTGAACTTCTATAACTTTAGATAAATCAACATCTTTTAATGTTTCCATCATTTTATTATATACTTCTTCAGTACAATCTTCAAACGGAGTTTGTTTATAAGTTCCCCCATCAAAAGGAAGTACAGATAATCCATTATAATATTCTTTATTAACCCACATCCATTCGCCTACAATTTTCCATTCATCAGGTCTAACTGATACAGTACAAGATACATTATGTGTATTTTCTCCTTTTACGTGTCCATTTTTAACCCAATCTTTAGAAATTAATTTAACTCTTTCAAGTAAATCTATTGTAGATTCTGTTCTAGTAATAGCACCTTTTGGCGCTTTTTGTGGAACAGTAATAACAGCTGTAGTTTTAGGACTAAAATATTCATCTTCAATTAATTCAGGATGATAAACAGCTAAATATTGATATAAAGATTCATTTTTATTAATACGCATTCTCCTTAAATAGAATGGTGCGTGCCAAGCGTGAATACCTGATGATGAACCTAATACTAATGAAGTTGTGCCTGCAGGTTTAACTGCTGTACTTCTTGCAGAAGGATTAATACCTATTTCTAAAGCTAAACTTTTATTAACTGATTTTACAATTTCAGATGCTTGAATAAAATCTAATTCTAAATTAGATTCTGATGCAATTCCTGTCATAGAAACACCTAATAAAGCATCTTTTTCAGTATTTTTAGTCCAAATATCTCTAAGATAATGAAAATCTGTATAAGAAGCTTGTAATGTAGCTATAAACGCAGCAGCTTCAGCTCTTTCATTAAAATCTTGTTGATTTTGTATGTTACTCATATTAAGTTCTGTTAAATTACAGAATTGATATGGACGTAACGCTATTTCACAACACGGATTTGTTCCCCAATCTTTATCATTTGTAAGATAAATACCTGGTTCACCACTTCCAGATGCTTCAATTCTTTCCCAAACTTTATCAAAAGTTTTTTTATCAATTTTATGACGTAATAATGTAACTGAATTATTGGCTCTACCACGTTGTGGATTATTTTCCCACCAATTACCAGATTTACAATTTAACATAGTATCACTATCTAAATCAAATAAGCTAATCATTGCAGCACGGCGAATGCCTCCAGACAAAACGGCATCTGCAATATGACATTGAATATCGTGACATTCAATATCTGTTAATTTAGAACCATCTTTTTTTTCACGTAAAATAGCTTCAATTTTAACTAATGCTATTCTAAGAGGTTCTGGTCCTGGTGCTTTACCACCAGCAGTTACTAATAACGCTCCTTTTGGTCTAATATCACTTAAATCAAATTCAATATGTGATGTAATACCACTTGTATATGATTTAAATAATACTTTAATTGCATCTGCCCAACCTATAATACTATCTTGAACAACATATCGTTTTTTACGATTATATTTAGGTTTGATTATTTCAGGTAGTTTTTCAATATGATGATTTTGTACGGAATATCCTACTCCAGTGCCTCCGAGAAGTAAAAACATCGTCTCACTAAAACTCCTAATGTCATCAATTAGTAAAAATGCACAGTTATAAATCCGTGCATTATTTAATTCAATAGCTCTACCTCCAAATTGCAAACTACGCATTGATGGTAAAACTTTTTTTGTAAATACATATTCTTTATAAATTTTTTCTATATTTGTTTTTAATTGTGGATATTTTCTAATATGCATCTCCATATTTCTACTTACTAATTCTTCCCAACTTTCCCTCCTTTCTTCTTTAGGTAAAAATTTTGAATATTTTGTATGTATAGTTATGTCTGATAATATTTTTTTATCTAATTCCAAATATATAATATTTTAATTTATAATTTTAACTTGTTTTAAATCTTCAATAAAGAAGATTTCATTATGAGGATTAACATAATCCCCTAATTCTTGGTTATTATCTATAATAACTCCTAATTCTTTTTGCAATCTCTCTTTTAATTTTTGATCCTTATATAAAATTTGTTTTATTTTTAGTAGAAAGTTTACACCTGCAGAATTACCAGAATATACTTCAGCCCAAAATCTTAATATTAATTGTTTAGCATCATCTCCAAATTTAGAGTATTGACTATTTAATAAACAATTATATTCATTAAGATATTCTTCTGGAAATTTAAATATATATACCACTTTATCATCTATATCAATATGTTTTACAAATAAACTATTATTTGTAAGTTTGTGTTCATATTTAGTGAATTCAGGATTTTTAAAATTAAATTCGTGTAATATAAATATACAATTTTCATATTCATTATTTTCATCAAATAAATATGTATTGATAAGATATGGTAAAAATTTGATATTTAAATCTAGTACTTCTGATAGTAATGGAAGCAAATAAGTTTTACTTTTGTTAAACCTAGGCTTCTTTGTGTTTTCTATTTCTCTACTCATTAATTTACTTCTATAAAATCATCATTTAATATTAAACTTCCGTTATTTTCATAAACTTCTTGACTAAAATCATAAAGTTTATTTTTCCAATGGTAATAAATTAAGTCTAAATTTTCATCTAAACCTTTATATTTATAACCAGCTTTTGTTGTAAAACCATTAATTGCAGCATTATGCCATTTATCACTTATTTCAAATACATGAGGAACTTTTTCACCTCTACCTATAAATATAAACTTAAATGGTGCTAATGTGTAACCAACTAATACTAATTGTTTACAAATACTATCAAATGCTTTAACATAAACTGCTTCTTGAAAATAATAACAATATTTAATAAAACTTTTTGTAAATTCATCAGCTCTTGATGAACCAGTTTTAATATCTTCTATATAAATGATATTATTATAATGGTCAATTGACATTTTATCAATTATACCTCTTAAATGAAATCCTTTATATTCGTATTCAAATTTATATTGATAATGATTTTCAAAATTATTATTGAATAAATGTTGTGTATGTTTGTGATTTAATAATAAATCTACACATTCTTCAGCATCTTGTGATTCTTTTTGAGTAACTACAATTTTATCTTTTGTTTCAAGTTTAATCTTAACATAGTCCCAAAATTCAGATTTATCAAAATTAGATATTAATTTATCTTCATCTTTAGTACTACTCCAAAATCCATTATGTTTTACAATTTTTAAAACTGTATTTATATCAGGTATTTTATCATAATTATCTATAATAATATCACATAAAGTACCTAATGTAGCTGTTGGTTTATTATCATCATAAACTACATATAATTGTTTACATAAATTATTATTTGTAACTTTATCTACTAATAAATCATCTACATAAGAACCAAATCTTAATCCATCTCCTTCAGGATTTGAAGGACGAATTAAAGCTTTTGGTCCGTTTCTATCAAAATCACTAATTCGTGAATATGATAATTTTAAATCTATAACTTCCTCATTATTGAGTAATTGTTCTAACTTGTTCTCTTTCGTTTTCTCCTTCATTTATAATTGTTAGCTCTATTACTAAATCCATTAATGAATTAGTATCTACTAATTGTTGTTTAATTGTTTCATCGTTTTCATCAAAAGCTAAACACCATTCAATATTATCAATAAGTTTATCTAAATATATTCTAGCTGAAGTATAGCTTTCTAATAATAAATATGTTTGTAATTTAATACATTCTTTATCTTCTAATGCAAAACAACATAATCCACTAATTTTTTGTAATAGTTCTTTTTTCATTTTTATTTAATTAAATTATTTTAATCCAAACTCCAGGATAATTTTTATCTACACTATAGAAATTACCTTCTATTTTTAATGCAAAAGGTATTATACAATCCATATTATCGTCAATTATTAAATCGTGAGCTGTCATCAAATCTAAAATTACTTGTACAATATTATGAAAATCAAATTTATGTCTTGTACCTCTTACAAAATGAAAACCTATTTCCAGTGGTAGTTCTTTACCACTGGTTTGTTTTAAAAAATCTTCTCTTAAACTTTCAATTAAATTAGGTTTATTCACATAACCTTTCACTAATTTTTTACTTGAAGAATAAGATTGAATTCCTAAACTATTTAAATAGGTTTTTACTGTTTTACTTGCAAAACTACCGTGTTTTGTATTAATTCTACTATTTTTACTAGAAGGTACGTTTCCAGGTATAAATATTAATTCATTTTTTACCACGATATTCTATTATAATGAGGATAATTATTTTCTATATATTCATCTAATTCTGTAAATACAGTTGAATAATCCATTAATATTAAAAAAGGATTTAAAATAACTTTATTTTTATCTTCATTTATATATTTACACAAATCTAAATTATCTCCTGTTAAAAATAAATATACAACTTTTTCCTTCTTTTTATTGATTTCTTGAATTACATTACGAATAAAATGTTTCCAAATAATTGTATAATCTTTACCTTTTTCAATACACATAGAACAATTTAAAAATAATATATCTTCATCACAATAATTATCAAGACTATTATCAAAATTAGTTATACTATATTGATTACCATATATTGTTGAATAAATACAATCCCTAAAATGTCTTAATTCTAAAGGTATATCTTTAGTTAAAATAGAAGAATCTATAATTCCTCTACCTATTCCTGAAGATCTAATATCTTTAACAGGATTATTATCAATTATAACAACTTTAACATCTCTTAAAGAACATCTTTGAAAAGGTATAAATAAATTATTTTTTATAGGATAAATTTCTTTATCTGTCAAATATATTTGTTCTATAAAATTAGTTAAATTTTTTCCATAATCAGATTCTAATAAATCAGATAAAATTGTCGACCATTCTATACCTAATTCTTTTCTCCAATTAAAACAGTCTTTATCTTTAAAATAAGTTTGCATTGTCAATTATATTAGGTTCTTTTACTGTTATTGTATTTGTATTGTCATTTAAAACAATATTTGAATCTTCAAATTTAAATATACCGTTAGTAGAAGTATTAATAGTTGTATTAGTAGTTGTAAAATAATTATTATCACCTAAAGATTTTAAATTTAATATTGCTTGTTCTAAACTATTGTTATAATCAATTGCAGATTTTACTTCTTTTATTTCTATTTTTTTATATGATTTTTTTTGTTTTAAAGGCTCTAAAATAATATTTACATAAGGATTTTTTTTAATTATTTGATCATCAGACCAATTAATATCATTTGGAGCAGGTATTTCAGATTCAGTACCTAAAATATTACCATTTAAAATTTGATGTTCAGAATAACTTTTTCTTTTTTGAATATAATTATAAATTAAATCCCTAAAAACACTTTTATTTGGAAAATCATAAATATGAATTTGATTAGATAAAATGTTAAATAAATCTGAATCTTTTAAATAAGAAGTATGTTTTAAAATAGAATTTTGATTTTTTATTGTAAAGTTAACCAATAAACTATTCATAAATATAAAAGGAAATATTTTATTTATATCATATGTGGGAGTATGAATTCTAAATTCAATAGTTTGTTTATTACCAAATATTAGTGGAATAAGATTATATAATAAATAACGTGGTACAATATTCCATTTTTGATGACCATTTGGATCTGCTGGATGACCTGTAACATTATTAAGATTATTTCCAATAGATTTAAAATCTTGACCCATTGATAAATATTTATATAATATACCAAAATTGATATCAATATTGTCAGAAGTGATACTTGGATCTAATTGTGATAAAATTTCATAAGTTGGTAAAGGAGCAGAATAATTTTTATTTTTAATATGATAATTATATTTTTTATATAAAGGAAACATTTGAAACATTTCATCTTGAATTTTCATACCTACTTTAAAAAATGCTAATATAAATTCTTTTGTTCTTGGAATATTACCTAAATGTAAATGTAATGAACAAGTATTATCGTTATATTCAGTTCTTTCTTTTAATACTTTAAGTATATCTACAACACATTGTAATCCTTTTTCACCTTGCATTGGAACTGTTACATATTCAATACCAGATATAGAACCATCTCTTAAAGGAATTAATCCATATTGATTAAGAATTCTATCTGGAATAAATCCTTTAGTTGTTTCAAATTCTAAACCAAATGATAAATTTTCTAACAGTAGTGCATAATTTTTAATACTATTTGAAATTTCAGGATTATAATTTTCATTATAATTTTTTAAATTATTTTCAATAATTCCTTTTGAGTCATAAGGTAAACTATATTTATAATCTTTACTTGGAAATAGTAAAGTATTGAATTTAAATGCTTGTAATCTTGTTATATGATAAAAAATTCCAGTAGATAATTGTTCTCTATATTCTTTATTATTTTTAATAATTTCTGGATTATATAAATAATAAGAATTGTTATCTTTGTCTATAATTTTTGAATATTTTTTAGTCATATAATTAAAATAACCAAATATTAATTTATCCTCTATAATATCAATAACACCTTTTACTAGACTATTGTCTAAAATGACATATTGATTTATACTATAATTATAAACAATTAATCCCGTTTCTTCTCTATAACATTTACCGTTAATTAAATAACAATCTCCAGAATTTTGAATATTAACATCTCCTAATTTATAATAAAGTTTATTAAATTTTCTACATTTAGAAATAGGTACTTCTTCACCCTTTATTGTAATTACTTTTTTTTCAGCACTCATTTTTATTTTGTATTAGGTTTTTCAACAAAGTCTTTTAATGTATGACTTATTAAATTTAGTGTATTTAATGCACCTTTAACAATTTCATTATCTTTCCAATCAGAAAGTTCAATAATTGTTTCAGATACTTCTTCAGAATGTCTTTCAAAAGATTCCGTAATTAATTCTTTAATAAAAGATTCATCTTCTAATTCTTTAGCTACATCTTCAATACTAATTTTTTTTTCAAAATTTTGAATATTTAACATTGCATCATTGAATACTTTACTGTTGAATTTATTAGATTCTTTAGTAGTTGGTAATAATATAACAGATGTTTCAGATTTATTAACTAAATCTTCTCTTTTAGTCCATTTTGTCAATATACCATTACTAAAATAATATATTTTTTCAAACCCTAATTCTGTTATATTTCCAGTAAAAGGTCCTCCTTCAAATATTGCAATAGATGTGGTTTGTTTAGGATCTATATCAATTATGGGATGTTTAGAAATATAAGATAATATTTGAATACTAAGTTGTTTAGTAGATATTTTTATTTCTTTTTCTAACATAATTGCTCTATTATAATCTTCTAAAGTTTTCAATAAAACACCATTTATAAAATAATGAAATTGTACATTTTTAACATCTTTTTCAAATGGTATAAACCCGTTAATATTTAATTTATTATAATCAAAACTTCCGTTTTCATAATTAAAAGACAATCCTCTTACATTATTAATAAATGTATTTACTGTTAAAGTATCAATTCCTACATATTTAAATCCCCAATTTTTAATATAAACATAAATACCTTCTATAAGTTTTTCATTTTGCCAATATCTTAAACTTTTAGAATATATTTTATTTTTATAATTTGTAATAGGATAAATTAATTTATCATTACATAAATTAATAATTGAAGAATTTGTAGTTTCTGTAATATTATTAGTATTGGTATTTTTTTCTTTTACTTCATAATAATTTTCCCAATCACAATATTCATTAGCTTCATAAACATTTCTATTATAATTTGTAACAGTTTCGCTTTGACCTGCTTGCAGCCGACTAACTTTATGCTTTTCAGCATTTGCAAAATCACCATCTGTAATAATATAAACAGTATTATAGTCTATTTGCAAATCATCTTTTTTAGATGCTCCTAAAACAGTTAAACTATCTTCTAAAGATGAAAAAAACATATTATTTTTACTTTTACAATAAACATTCATAGGTCTTTCTTCTATTTCAGTAATTACATTAGAATTTTGTGTTAATTTTGATGCTCCTGACCATAAATATAATTTATTTGGTTCATTAATCCAAGTCCAAGCTAAAGCAGCAGCTCCAATATATTCACTTAAAACGTGAAATTTTTTAGTTTTATATAATATTTCACCTAATATTTCACTATCAATTTTATCACGAGTTGTTTCATATTGATGTCCTGCGTGTGATATTTTTGTAATTTTTTCAGATAAATCAATATTATATTTTTTAGCTAATTCTTTGTGATTTTTTAAAGTACCATTATGACAAAAAATCATCTCATAACCTTCTTTATTTTTACTTGTTCCAAATCCAAATGGGTGAGCATTATCTTCTGTAATTGCCATACCGTAACTAGGTTGTCTGGTATGTCCAATCATAATAGGTATTTTAGTAGGTTCGATTTTTCTATCTATTATAAAATCTGTATATAATTTATCAAAACCAAGACCATATTGAACGTCACCATCCCAGGATAATCCACAAGACATTTTACCACGTTCTATATTATAAATACCTAAAATATGTACACCGTTAACATCTAAGTTTTCAGGTTTATTTGTTGCTTGACCAAAAATTCCACACATTTTATACTTTTATTTTATTATTATTAATTATTTCAATTTTATGTAACAATTCTTGAGCTAATTCTTTATTATTATTATTAATTGCTTCTACAATATAAACACCTAATTCTTTAACTTTTTCAATTTTACCAGAATTAATTAAATCAATAGCTTTCATTGTAGTATTCCAAGACCATTTTAAAGATTCATCAGATTTAATCCAAAAATTAGATAAACTTCTGTATTCTATACCATATTCTCTAAATCTAAAACAACCTGCTTTACCGTATAATTTTTTACGTTCTGTATCAAAATCTAATAATACAGATTCTAAACCAACTGTAACATCCATTGCTTTAACCATATCAAGCTGTTGTTCTTGAGTAGGATTATCCCAACCAACGCTAATATGTCCGCCAGCCGACCTGGTATTAGTTAAACTTAAATCAGCAGGTTCATTAATACATTCACTCCATACATCAAAATCTGGTTCACAACCTGCAAGACGCGCAATATCGTTATCTAACTCAGATTCATCTAATGTAGCAGAAGGTTGAATTGCTAATGTACAACCCATTCCAGAAACTAATACTTCTAAATAATCTTTTACAAAATTATTATGATATACCCAATCATCAACAGTTTTACAAGGTGGAATATTATATTCAATTGCAACATTATCTTCTTGAATAAAATGACCATCTTCAGAAATAGCTTGAGGCTCCGATTTAGAGCCTCCTATTTTACCAATTGCTGAAATAATTTTGTTATCTTTTTGTAAAAATAATTCTGGATCTGTACCTAAAGTAATATTTTTTATTTTCATATTTTATAATTTTAATTAAAAGGTAATGGTTGTTCTTCTTCGTAATAATCTTCTTCGTAAGGTTCTTCTCCATATCGATTATAAGGATATGGTTTTTCATCCCAAGTACCATTAAAAAAAGAATTTGAAGTATTTGATTTTTTAAATTCTTTTAAATATTTATCAATTAAATTTAAACACATATCAGAAGTTCTTTTTTCACAATGATTCCATTCAGGATGACCTTGAATACATAATGCATTTGTATTTTTATAATAAACAATTTCGGGTTCTAAAAAATCTTTTGATAATTCAATTTCTTCATTATTACCATTAAGATAAGTTTTACTTTGAAAATATTCAGAATATGCAATTAACTCATAAGTTTTTTTATTTAAATCAAAAGGATATATCATTTGATGATGAGAAGAAGTAATATTATATTTTAATTTATTATTTAAAATCATTGAATGATCTCTACAATGACCTTCTACGTGTTGAATTAATTTACCACCACTTAAAACAGTTAATAACTGATTTCCTCTACATATACCAAGTAAGAAAGAATGATTTTTAAATTTATGAAAAGTATCAATTTCTTTATCATCTCTAGATTTATTAATACCTGTAAATTTACCAACTTTTTCACCATAATTTTGAGGATTAACATCTTCTCCCCCTGTAAATAATACTAAATCAATATCTTTAGGATTTACTACATCTTTTGTTTTATGAACAATAACATCAAATTTTTGTTTTAAATAAGATACATAATCTAAAGATGAAGCATCATCAGCAATTACAATATTTAAAGTTTGTTTAATTTTAGGCTCTTTAACAATATTATTTAAATAATTATAAATAACTTCTACTTTCTCATTTATTCCTATTCCTTCAATTTCTTCATATAAACGAGCAGATATACAAGAATTTAAAAAACTTTCAATAGTATCTTTTGTAGTAGTTTCGTTTAAATTAAAATCATTTATTTTTTTTATTAATTCTGGATTCATTTATTATTATATTTATCTATTAATAATTTTGGTAAAATTTTTATATATTCTTGACCTGTAATATCACCAAAAGATGGTGCACTACAGCTTTCAAATATAACCCATTCAGGATTTTCTCTTTCAATTCCATCTTTAGCACCTTGAACACCTACATCAAATGCACAAATGTCTAATCCTAAAGCATCTTTTGCTTTAATACAATCTATAACAATAGCATCCCAATTTTTAGGTTTTTTAAATGATGGATTTTCTTCTAATACCCAATTACAAACATCATCGTGTTTTTGCCAAGTACCTTCAGGAGCATCACTTTTAACTAATTTTCTACAAGTATAGAAACAACCAAATTTAGTTATATGCAATCTATATTCTCTAGTCATTTTAACAAACTCTTCAAATATATAATTGTTAAGGTTTTTACCTACTAACCAAGATTCTAGTTCTTCTCTAGTATTAAATTTAGTATTACCAACTCCTCTAGAACCAAATAATGATTTAGATACTATTGGATAATTTAATGAATCTTCACCCCATTCCTCAATACCTGAAACTAAACCTTCTTCATTAAAGTAATATTCTGAAGCACACATCCATTTAGCAGTTTTAACACCAGCTTTAGTAAACTTTTGTTTCATTAATAATTTAGAAGCAGAATTTTTAACTGCTTCTACTGTATTAATTTCTAATCTATCATCTGACTCTGTTGACGATCCAAGTCTTATTACAGATCTAAATGGTAATAATGGTAATGTTTGATTTTTAGCTCTTAAAATAGAGTGAGTTCCGTGACGACTTAATATTAAAGGACGGTATAGTTTGTATTTTTTTAATTTATTCATTGTTTAAATTTAATAAATGTTTAATTAATCTAACACTAAATTCATCTCTTTTATCTTCAGGATGCCATTGCACTGTATGTGCAGGATAATCTGGAAAATAAGTTAATGCTTCAATATCACCTTCTTCCCAATGTTGTTTATGTTTACCATCATATCTACCAATTACTGTAGCATTTTGAGGACAATTCATAACTGTTTGATGATGACGACTATTTACATCAAAATTTAAATCATTGTAATCGTGCAATGTAGGAATTAATTCTTTAACAGATTGATAAGTATTAACTTTATGCATTGTTTTAGCACCATCACTTTCAGGATTAGTTTCGTGATACATATCTTGAACTAATTTAGCTCCGAAGTAAACTGCTAGACTTTGGTGTCCTCTACATCAAGGACTGTTATCATATAGGCTCTTTATCCTATATTTCTCATACTTTTTATTAATATGAGTTCAGACTATATCATATTCTTATAATTTATACTTTTAAATAGTATAAAATAATTAATAATTTACTTGACTTTTTCATATTTTTTCACTATCTTTGTTATATGTTTAATTAAATACATATAATAAATTATGGAAAAAGAATTGTTTTTATCTTATTATTATCAAGGATTTTCTGATACTAAAATTGCATCTTTAATAAATAAAGAACGTCATTTTATACACAAATTTAGAAAATCTCTTAATTTACCTCGTGCTTCTTTTGTTACTTTTTACGAAACTCAAATTAGAAAATTTGTAGAAAAAGATTATTCAGATATTAAAATATCTGAAGAACTTAATATATCATCTTCTATGGTTGGCTATATTCGTAAAAGACTTAAAATTAAAACTAATTTTATTGAAAGAATTTATTCTAGTAAAGAAGATAGAATAAAAGGTTATATGATTCGTAATGTAAAATCTTCTGCAAAAAGAAGAAATTTAGACTTTAATTTATCATATAAAGATATAATATTACCAAAATATTGTCCTTTGTTAAATTTAGAATTAAACTATAATAACATTATGATTAATAAAATAACTAAAGTTAAAGAAAATTATATTTCTTCTGATTTTAATTATTTTAATAGAGCTACTATAGATAGAATTGATAATTCTAAAGGATATATTAAAGGTAATATTATTGTAATGTCAAGACTTGCAAATGCAATGAAAAATGAAGCTAATTTTGAACAATTAGAACTATTTTCACAAAACATTTTACAATTAATTAATTTTTATAAGAACCAGGGCGCTCGTGGGAATATTACCGACATATTTTTCAATAATGAAGAACTTAGTCTTGATTCCTAGTCGTTGCACTTTCAAAGAGATTTCTCTCTAAGCTTAGCTCATGATTGGCATTTCAGCTTTTCCATGAGTTCACCCCGTTTTTAATCATACATCACTGTATGATGGGACATGTATTTAATTTATCCCAAATATAGGTGTTTGTGCTTCAATATATTTAGGTAATAATTGTCTATCAAATCTTTCTTTAAATGGACAAGGTGAACCTACATAAAGACTTAATTCGTCTTCAGGTTCTAAATACCTTAGTGGATTTACATCAGGACCTCCAGGAAGTACTAATAAATCTAAATCTCTAATTTCATTTTCCCAAGGTGTAATTAATTGAATTTCACCAAAATGTCTAAAAAAGTCCATATATGGTTTAGAAATTCCAAAACTATTAACACCTGTGAAGTGTCCAACAATACCTATTTTTTTATTATTATTCATATTTTTTATATTTTTATAATTCACGTTGTTTTAACATTTCATCAGCTATTTGATAACTTCTTTTAACTAATTCATCATAATTATGAATATTCCAAGCAAGAATATTCATACCATTCATAGCTTTAGCTGCAAAATAATCTCTTAAAGTCATTCCTTTATATTCATCTAAACAAGTGTTTGCATCTAAAGGAAATGCCCAAGGATTATCTGGTTTTTTATTATTTTCCATAATTTTTAATTATTTGTGACACTAAACCACGATTTTTCTTTATTTTTAAATTCAACCCAATCTCCAGATTCCACAATAGAATCTTTTGATAATTCATTTACATAAATATATGTGAAAGCTTTACCCCAAGGTGTATTAATTTCAATTCTATCGTAAAAACTTGCTTTTTCTCCAGGACGATAACCTTCTAATCTATCTAAAGTTTCTAATGTTTTTTCATCAACTTCATAAACTTCCATTACAACTGAATGATTACCATTTAATTTTAATCCTGGATAATAACTTAATGAATGTAAAGTATATTCAGGTTCTGTTGTAAAAGTTCCTTTATATACAGAACTTGATAAATGATATTGATGATTTGACATCTCGCGTCTTAAACTTCCATAACAGCTTACTAAAAATTTTTTATTCATCATTTTAATTTTTTAAATTCTTCATATAAATAATCTATAGGATGATTTTCTGTTAAAACTATAATGGAAGCGTATTCAAGTTCTAATTTATTAATCAAGTGTGTCATACAAAATTCAAACCAGTGAATTTCTATTTTATCTTCAATATTTATTTCATTATCGTAATCATCACTTACTAAGAATAAACTCCATTCACAATAATAGTCATCAGTAAAGCTAATGTTATTTTCAGGAAACAATACTTTACATATTTTTAATAATTTAGCTTTATGATCTTCTGTTAATTCTATATTTTTCATAATACATTTTCTTTTTTGTTACCAATTACTTTTTTATAATTTAAATATTCAACCCAATCACCATTAACTATAATATTTTCTTTAGATTGTGCTACATTTGTAAAATACATTATAATTTCTCCAAATGGAGATAATACTTTTTCTTTTCTATAATCTTGTGGATATTCTTCAAAATCTGGATAATAATTATAACTTCTTTCTATTTTATCTAAATTTGGTTCATCTACTTCCCAAACTTCTACTTTAATTGAATAATTTCCGTTAAGTTCAGCAATACAGCAATCATCTTTTTCTACATCATAGATATTATAAATAGGTTCTGTAGAATAAGTTCCTATTAGTTTACAACTTATTTTATTTAACATACTATTTAAACAACCTTCTTTTCTATAGTCATCATATAATCCTATTAGAAACTTTTTTTCCATTTTTAATTTATTTTTAAGTTCTTTACGTTCTTTTTTTAATTCAACTTTTGTTTTATAACCTGGAGATCTTTTATTATTTCTTCTCATAAATTTTAAATTTTTCATAAAGATAATCTATAGGATGTTGAAATGGAGAATTATTAAAACATATCATTCCAAAATTTAAAACACATTCTTGTATATATACAGGATTTATTTCTTTTTGATTTGATAATATTTTATTTAACAGTTTCCAACAAAATTCAAACCAATGAATATCAGTTTTACTAATTTCTATTTTACAATTTTCATAGTCTTTTGTTAGATAAAATGTAAAATAATCCCATATCATATAACCCAAATCATCCTCACCTCTTATAAATTCAAATGTATATTCAGGAAATAATATTTTACACATTTCTGATAATTTAGATTTATGAGCTTCTGTTAATTCTATATTTTTCATAATTTTTTTATATTTTTATAAAATTATATTCTATTTGTGATTTTGTGTTAAAATAAATATTATTTATTTTATGTACTATATTTAAATTATTAAAAATATTTATAGCATTTCTTTTAAAATTTATATCTAAATTCACACTATGTAAAAAACCACCACCTAATCTAGGGTTAATATCAATTATATAATATTTATTATTTGAAATTATCACATCAACATCTATATTACCAACATAAGGTATTAAACTAGCTAATTTTTTACCTAAATCAATAAGTTTTGGGTCGTTAGATAATTCACATTTAAAAGTAGTTCCTGCTTTTATTAATAATTTCTTTTTAGCACAAACATATACGTTATTTTTTTTATCTTTTAAAATATCTAAATTGTATTCATCTCCTTCTAAAAAATCTTGAACTAAATTCTCAACCTTAGTTTCAACTAGAGTTCCTTTTTCCCAAATTCTAAAATCATAACGACCTGTTGAATTGCAAGGTTTTGTTATTATTTTTTTATAAGTAAAAAAAGGTTTTTCAAATTTAACAATTTTTTTAATATCAAAGTCATTGTTTTTAAGAAAATTGTTAGTTTCAAATTTATTGTTAAATAAATTGCACCATTTTAAATTAGGAATAAAATTAATAAATTTATGATTTTCTTCTTTTAAAGTATCTTCATCTTTAACGATAATTAATCTTTTTGATTTGTTTGTTATTTTAAAATTTTTACTAAAAAAAGTATTCCAATGATTAAGTTCATTACAATTAATTAAATTTAAAGTTTTTAACTGTTTTGTATATTTTTCTATCATTTTTTATTTATTTTAATTTATAATTAGGTAATTCTTTTTTTCCAAATTATTCCAGTACCATAATCACTATATGCTTTATAATACTTTTTAGTTATAATATTTTGAATAATTGTATTACAACTATTTTTATATTTTTTTACTGTTACATATCCCCAATATTCAAATGTTATAATTATGTGTATTATTGGTATTCCAATTATTAAACATATTAAAAGATATAGATTTTCATTTTCAAAACATTCTTTCATAATTTTTTATTTATTTGTTAATATTTTTATTTATTTTTTTATTATTTTAATTATATAATAACCATTTTGACCAGAATAATCTTTTACATCATAATCATTAGCTGTCATAAAAAAATCTATATTGTTTATAAAATTAGCAGCGCAACAAATCAAATCACCTTCTTTAAAAGTTTTAGAAATTTTAATAGATTTTATATTTAAATCTAATGTTGCAGTTTTAATATATTCTTTAATTTGTTCTAATGTAATATTTTTTTGATTCATAATTTTTTTATATTTTTATTAATTTATTTGAATTTCAATCAATTTATAGTTTTCTTCAATTTTTTTAATTTCTAAATCATATTCTAAAGAAGATAATGTTTTTAAAATATCTTTTTCAAATAAGTTATAGTTAGCAAAATGCATCATTTGTTTTAACGGTGTTTTAGCTTCCAAATATCTTTCACCTCTAAAATATTCACATTCTGGTAAATTATAACTATAAAATTTTTTTACAGATACTTTTAAACTTGTATGTATATAATTTTCATTATTTTTATTACAAATGTAAAATTGATGATGACCTTTATGACAAGAAGTAAAAAAATGTTCTGGTGTATTTAGTATTAAAGCATTTTCAAGAATAAAATATTCATTTTTATCTGAAATTAAACCTAATATATTTTTTTTAAAATCATAAAATATACGAGCATTATAATTTGATTTGTGTTCAAAAAATTCTTTTGATTCCCACAATCTATGTTCATTAATAACCGATATTAAATAATCTTTAATTTTATTATTTTTATTTTTATCATTACAATAAAATAAAATTTCTTCATCTGGTTCATCATAATAACAATCTGGTTCTAATATTTCAACATATTTATATATTTTCATAATTTTTATTTATTTGTTAATATTTTTTATATTTTTAAAAAGGTAATAATGTTTCATATAATAATATGTGTTCTGCTGCTTCTTTACCATAATTCTTAATTAAATCTGAAAAATCTTTAGATTTATATTTATCTGGAATAAAACTATCAATTAATCCATATTCTTTAGCAAATTTATCAGCAAATATTCTTCCCCAGTTAGGAGTTTTATCAAAATCATTATCATATAATAATTCAATATTTTTAAATCTAGATTCTAATTGTTGAAATACGTGTCTTTTTGGTAATACATTTTCAGATTGCATTGCAATTGCTGGTAATTTTAAAACTTCATAAATACACATTACATCTTTTAATGATTTAGTGATGATTAAAGTATCCGCAGTTTCTGGTAATTGTGTCCAACCTTGCCATACAGAATTATTATGATTATTAATCCATTTATAATTTTCACTATAAGGTTGATATATTTTATATGTTTCAATTCCATCTTTTATTTCTATAAAACAGTATGCATATTTATCAGCAGGAAAACATTTATCTCCAATAAATATAAAACTTATTGGTTGTACATTAAAAAACTCTAATGTTTCTTTACCAATACCAAATTGTCTCCAGAATAACACATCGTGTGATTGCCATTTTCTAGCTTTTTTACCAAGATAATATCCAGTATATTTAGATAACATATCATCTTTAATAATCCTAACTTTAGGTGTAATATTGTCACTTTTAGGATATATTTTACAAATATAATCATCTTGAAGATTAAAATCATTTGCAACTTTACTTAAAGCTTCAAAATATGTCAAACCATCTCTTAATCTTAAAAACTGTATAAAATCACCTTTTCCAAGCTTAAAATCATTAAAACATATTTCATTACCTTCACCAACAAAGAATCCAAATGAAGGGTTCTTTTCACGTCTTAGAGGTGATAATATTAGTTTACCTAACATTACTTCATCATCTATATAATATTGAAATATTTCTAATTCATTAAAATATTTTAAAATCTCAGATTTAGATATTAATTGTTTTTCTTTATTTAAATTAAACATTTATAATTTTTTTAAACGATTATAACATTTTAATTCACAATAAAATTGATGCTCATAAGAACGTCGAGCTTCTTTATGTCCTAAATTATTAAGTATAAATAATAATTTTTCATAATCAAAATCTTCTTTTTTATATTTTTTAAGAAGTCTTTGTTTTTTAATTAATTTTAAAATATATTTTATCATAATTTTTAATTATTTATTTTTACAAAAGTTTTGTATAATTTTATTAATTCTTTACGTTGTTTAATTGTTAATTTTGTAGTTCTATTTTTTTTAATACCAGATGAAGTAAAATTAACATTATATATTTTATCTAATAATTCATCTTCTGTACGAAAACATTCATTAGATTTTTTCCAAACATTGTTAATTTTATATTTTTCATTATATTCACAATGGTTTTTTATTTTTTCAACTATTCCTGTTTTTACTATTTTATCAAAATAATATACTATTTCATTTTTATCAAAATTTGTTTTCATAATTTTTTAATTTTAGTTAATATTGAGGTTGAGGCAGGATTTGAACCTGCACTGTGTACCTGTCGTGACGGACTAATTCTCCGTAGTAGTGTTATTTCACAACGCTTTCTATATTACTCACTCGCAAGCTGTTCTACCAATTGGACAACTCAACCACCAGAGATTAAATCTCTAATTTATTCTACCATATATCTGCAGAAGATTTTGGAGCTGTACCTGATTCGTCTGCTTTTGGAGCATCTGCTTCAGGACGTTCTAAAATATCTGTATTACTTGGTTTTAATCTATCAAAGCTAACATCTTGTTTTTGAATGAAATTAAACATTCTTAAACCTAAGTATTTAGATGGTTTTGCAGTATATCCGTAAGATACAAATACATCTACTTTTTTACCATCTGAATTTTCTTTAATAACTTTAAACAATGTATTCATTGCATCAAGGTATCCGTTTACTTCAGGATACACAAAATCTTCAGGAACTACCGCATCTGCAATAGATTTAACACGTTGATATGTCATTTGCTGACGTTTATCATCATCATCTGAATTAATGTAAAATCCTTGATTAATTGGCATACCACCTGATTCATCAGATACTACAACTTTATAATCTGGATAACTATCTGGTTCATCAACCTTTCTTTTCTCGACAGTAATATTAACACCTACAGCTTTTCCAGCCACACCATTGTTAAACACTGCACTCCCTGCTACTTTTTCATTTAGATTAAATGTACTCATATTCTTTTCTTTTATTTATTTATTTATTGGCTTATATATATTTTTGAATTTTTAAAGAATTCTAACTTGTAGAACATCTTTAATTACTCAACAAAAATTTTATCCCAATGAGAAATAAATTTACCATTTTCATCAGATTCTAATAATACAATTTCTTGATTTTTAAGATGTTCTGGTCTAGCACCTACGGATAATGATTCTGCAGTTTGAAAATTTACTATTGTTTTATTATCTTTACGATAAACATATCCTATTGCATCTGATTTACTACATAATATAGAAGGTGTTTTACCCGCTAAATCAATCATACGTTGAGTTAATTCTTTTCCTTGAAATTCAACTATTTTATCTTTTGTATGAGCTGAAATAATTAATGTTTCACATAACTCTTCCAATTCTTGTACAATTAATAAAATTGCATTTCTTAAAATACCCCAACCTTGACCATTAGGTAATGTTAATATATCATCTCCTTGGAAGTTTCTACCGATTGGTGTAGATAAATGCATTTTAAGTGCTAAATCTGGAGCATAATCATTCTCTAATGCAGAAATAGTATCTATTGTGATATATTTGTAAATATAACCTTTATTTGCAGCATTTGCTTCTTTAATTTTATTAATGACTTGTTTTAAAGCTACGATAGGTTTAATATCTTCTTTTCTAGCAATATCTTTTACATTAATTTTTAAAGCATTTACGTATCCTGCTCCGTATTCTAAATCCAGTATTAAATTATTTTCTAACATTGCCAAAGCTGTAGTTTTACCTGCTTTTGGAGATGAAAATAATATTAACTTATTTGGATTTATTTGAGTAACTTCTATTCTTTTTATTGGTAAATCTACCATATTTTTAATTTATTTATTTGTTAATTATTAACAAAGATATAAATTATTTTTTTAACATTTTTATTATTTTTAGATATTTTTATTTTATATCTTTTATTTTACATTGTAAAAAGTTACACATTGAATTCCCAGTATATTTCAATAACATCTCTTTAGTTTTTGGAATTATGTTTGGATAAACAAAACTATGATTACCGTGTCCATAAGCATTACTATTATCAACATTATTTTTAATACAAGTCATCATAAATTCAAGATAATCTAAATTTCTTGGTTTACGTTTACAAATATCTATAAAAAATTGTTCATTATTAAAACTTTGATTTTTATACCACAATATTCTAATAAAATTAAGTAATAATAAATTTAAATAATGATTTGATAATAATTTATATCGAATATAACTTAAACCTTTAATTTTTACAAATTTACAAGGTATAATTTTGTTTATTAAATACACAATTCTTTTACGTTGTTTATCTGTAATTTTAGATCCAATATATTTATCAACATAAATATCTGTATTAAAATATTTACTTTTATTTAATCCTGCCCAACAAGCATTATTACTATTTTGAACTAATTTATTATTTTTTAAATGATATATATAACAGTTATATCCTCTCATAATTTTTTATTATTTTTTAATATTTTTTATAAATTCGTAAACTTCTTTAATTTTAGGATCTGAAGGAAGTGGTAATTCTTTAAAATAGTTGACAGCTCCATCAAAATATAATGGACAAATAGTTCCTGCTCCACCATCACGAGATATTATAATTTCAACAAATCTTATATTGTCTTTAAATTTAGTAATATCATAGCCTAAATATTCAGGTATTTCGTGTTTAAAAGGATTGAAAATACCAATCATCATATTACAATCTCTTGCAATTAATTTATTATCACCAAGATTAGCTACCGAAGGTCTTAAAGCGCCTGCTTTTTTATGTTCAATATTTTCACCAGCAATGGCTTGTTGAATAACTACAACAGGTATGTAATTAAACCTATTTCTAAGTTTAATTAAATAATCTGAAGATAATAACGATATACTTTCGTGTAATGATAATTGTGTTCCATTCAATTTTTGAGGACTTATCAAACCAATGTGATCAATAATAACCATTACATATTCCTCGGAATCATTAGGTTCATATCTATCTTCAACTTGAGTTATTTCACCTTTAATTACAATATTTCTATAATAAATTGTACCGTTAGCTACCGCATATTTACGAACTAAATCATAAATTCCTGTAGCGTGACGTACTGAATCGATAAATTCAACAATTTCTTCAATTTTATCAAAATATTTTTGATATTTAGATATAATTTCTAAAACTTCAAAACTTAATACTTTTTTAGCGTGTGTAGATTTTAAATCTGTTGGAGAAATTCTCAAACCTTCTTTAACATAAAGTATATTTGCAAAACAAGCTAACATTTTTTCTTCTTTAGAAAGTTCTAAGGTGAAGTAAAATATTTTTAATCTTATATCAAGATTATCATCAACTATTTGTTTAATTGTATTAAATACAAATAACCAATCTGTAAGTTGAGTTTTAGCTGCTTTAGATTGTGCTGTTATTTGATAATATTTACCTTGTTCAATCCCTGGAGAATTTTCTTCAAATCTTGGTAATCCCCAGGGAATACAATTTATTTTACCATTTAAAATCCTTTCTCTTTTGTTTACAATATTTTCATATACTCTAGAAAATAAAGATTTTTTTTCTTCATTCATTTATTTTAATATCTTCTTTTGTTAACCCCATTAAAGTTATAATATCATCAAATGAATATTTACCTATTCCAGATTTATTAGTTTTCATATATGATTTATTATAATTAGCACAATATTTAATATTATCATTTTTATATAAACCATATTGAAGTACCCATTTATTAGCACTATCACATAAAACTAAACATGAGTTATAATAATTATCTAAAATTTTTTTAATAACTTTAGCTACAGATTTATCAGAAACTCTAAAATATGTTTTACTTATTAACACAATTTCATCAAAACTTCTAAATTTATTTTTATCACATTGTAATTTTTTAAATTCAGGATCTAAATAAGTGCTATCTATAGAACATTTTAAAAAACCTTTACCACTTAATCTTAAAACTTTAACTAAAAATGTATATAACGTGTCATTAGGTTTTCTAACAATATCTTTTACATATAATTTCATTAATTATCTAAATTAGATTTATAAAAACCCCATAGTTTAATTTGATTACCACTATTAGGATTTATTTCTTCTATTGTATTAAAATCTGATATTTCATTTAAAATAGTAACTGGTTCTTCATTTAAACCATCTAAACCATTAATATTACAAGACATTAAATAAATTGCACCATTATAACTATTTATTTTATTTTTAATATAATTTTTAAAATGATATTTAATTAAAGCTTTTGTTAGTGAAGATAAGTCTTCTTCAGAAATTTCTTCTGTATTTGAAACACAATCATAAATTTCTTCTAATTGTTCACCAATATTAATTATATTTTTAATACCACAACTAAAACTATTAATATTATTTACAATATCTAATCTATTTTCAATAATAATAGTTTGATTATTAAAATCTACATAAGTTGTAATTAAACCATCGCTATCAATACTGTTAATTAAATCTTGTTCAGTTCTAACAGCAACTGGATTTGCAATAATTTCAACTTCTTCTTCAACTTCTTCAAATAAGTCTTTATAATATCTAACAGTTTTATTATTATCATTAACAATCATTACAGTTTCACCTTCATCAATAACAACTGTATAATTATTACCTTCTGTAAGTTTGTAATTTTTTGCATTTACACAAATTAATTCTTTCATTTTATTTATTTTTTATAATTTTTATTATTCACCACTTCCTTTTTTAATTAAATAATACCACAACCATATAAATTTTGGTCGTATAAATTCGTAAGCTATCCAGATTAATATATATTTTATCATAAATTATCTTTAATTTCATTATAATCAGCTAAACTATAACCATCTATACCTTTTTTAGTATAATGATTTTTTATACTATAATTAGAAATCCATTTTGCAGAAGTATTTGGGACATATTTTACAACTACTTTTTGAATTTTATCACACCAAACTAATATCACTGATTTATCTTCTTTAATTAATTCAAATAAGATTTTAACCATTGCTTTCATTGATGTAGCTGGAAATCGAGATTTAGTTAATTCCCATAACTCCGTAATACTACGACTAGCTCCATCTATATTTTCACCTTTACCATTACATTGAATTTTTGTAAATTCTGGATTTTCATAAGATATAACTTTTTTACCTGTTAAAAACTTTTTAATAAAGTTTTTACGAGTTTTAGTTTTAGGAATGTCTATTTCTTTAACATATATCATTTTTTATAATTTTTTAACTCATTAATATTTGAATATCATAACATTCTTCACAGTAATTACAAGTTCCATTTCTAGTAGGTCTATTTTTTACAGTTTCTTTATCTTTCTTACAATATTCACACGTTGATAAGTTTTTATTTTTTAAATTTTTCTTCATAAATTTCCATTAATTTACTTCTTATTTTATCGTTATCAAGTTTACCTTTAGTCATAAATTCTAATTTACTAATTCTCATTCTGTTAACTAAAGGTAACACAATATTATATTGTGTATGATAACAAGTTTTTTCAAATTCAGAAAAAGTTATCATTTTATATTATATTTTTTTAATTGGTTTAAACTAGACTTTCTATAACCATCTTTACCATACTTATAATAAACACCGTTGAAAAAAATAAATTCAGGATTATTTAAATTATTTGTAAACCAATTTTTATTGTTATAATCTAACCAATTAAAAGCACCTTGACCATCTCCACATTTTTCCTCTAATAAATCAGAATAATCTCCAGATTTATTTGAATATGTGGGATATGCGTAAGCAGTATTTTCTAAATTTTGTTTTATTTTTACCATAATTTAACTTAATTTTGTAGTCCAATCAGTATTATCAACTTCCTTTTCTTCAATAAATGCAGATAGTCTAGAATCTTCTTCTTTACCATCTTTTTTATAAATAAAATAATGAGCAGCTTGAAGATATTGATAATTATTTAAAGAATTAATATAAATTTTAGCAGCTTTAAGAATATCTTCTTTAGAATAATTAGGATTTTCTTTTATCCATCTTTCCATCTTCTCTTTACAAGCCATTGTAGACCCCATAGAACCAACTTTAAGACCTTTCCATAAGTTTCTATATTCTTCTATAAATTCATCAAAACCTTCATTAATAACACGATTAGACTTTTTAATAATTTTCTTATCTTTATAATTTGAATAATTGCTATCTATTGATAAGAAATCTAATAATAATTTAGATTTTTCACGAAGAATGATTTCAATACCATTTATTTTAATAAAACCTTTACTTTCAAGAGTTTGATATGATAATTCAGAATTTTCAATTATTTGTAAATTATTATTGAAACCTATTAATACTAAGAATTCTTCAGGACTTATATTTTGTTCTTTTAAAAA